GCAGATGATGGCGTTCTCTGTGAAGTCGTGTCCGAAGATGCACGCATGATAATGCGGTCTCGTCGTTCTATCTCCGTACTCGCCCACCGCGTAGTACCTTAATTCTCCTCGCAGCTTTCGTAGCCTCTTCCAGAAAGTCTCCAGGTCTCTGTAGTCGAGGCTCCCGTAACGGGGCATATGTTGTTGTGCGTAAGTCATTGTGACGAAACTGTTTGCTGCGTGACATGTTGCCTCGTGTGTTATTCGCACTGCTTGTTGTCTGGCTTGTTCTTCGCGACATAGGTCGCAGTAACCGCATGGGACTTCTAGTCCCGTGTACTCCTTGGCGTGATACGCCTTGTCTGTGCTCTTAAAAAAAACAAGTCGGCCAGTGGCCGACTTGTATGCCCGCATGGGTGCGGCGCATGCCATGGCTAGAGGCGGAAACCGCCGCGTGCCATTCCTCGCGGGTTATTGATTGCGCGTGTGCGCTTCCTTGCCTTGTTGAATTTGCGTCCGTACTTGCGGCCACTCATTGCTCTTCGCATATGCTCTCCTTCATAAAAAAGTGGGGCTGTCAACAGCCCCACTATAGCTGACTTTGTCAGCCTTGGACCATCTTGCTCTTGATTAAGATGGTCCTGCTGACACCGCTTGCCGTTGTCAGCTTCTGCCCTTATCAGTCGTTAGATCTGATTCAGCCTTCATAGCCTCGGCCAAATCGGCCACGTACCTCCTCAACCGCCCCAGGCGCTGCCTGTGCTGCGTTCGGTACAGCGCCAGGGTTGGCTCCACCTGGTGCTCGAGGACGGCCAGGCGTGCCTTGGCTGCCGCTTCCAGGCGCCTCAGTCGGATCAGCTCCGGGCTGGCCGGCGCCAGGTCTCCGAATACCTCCTCGAACGAGGCTGGAACAGTCGGCGATGTACTCCTTCTTCGCGACGAGCGTTCCATCTTCCTGGACTTCCCCGAGAGTCCAGACTTCGAATTGGTGCGGCGCTTGTGCGATGTCACTTGTGATCTCTCCCTGGTTGACCAGGCGAGCCACGCTCGCCAATACGTTCTTGTCGTCGGGTCCGACGAATGGCTGCATGTAGTAATCAATCAGCCTGTCGCGGATCGCGTATATCTTCATGCGTCGTCATCCTTCTGTTTGTCTGCCGTCTTGTCCGGCGGTGCGAGCTTAGCTAGTAACTGTTCGTTTGTCATGGTTACCAGCTCGTGCACCGGGATGCCCCTCAATTGTTCCGGCAGTTCTCCTTCCAGGCGTCCGATGCTCCGCCCTACTTCGATGAATCCCCGGAGGTCGTCCGGGAGTTCCGAAAAGTCGGCGTATATCGGCGTTGCTCCCTGTTGTACCTGGCCGGTCTTGAGGAACTGGTTCACGATCACGTTGATGTCGGTGTTCTCTGCCTGGCTCTGGTCTGTCATGGTCGGTTCCCTGTTGAAGGTCACCGCGTCCTGTTTGTTGGCTTTGTATCTGCTCACTTGAAAATCTCCTTCAGTGTTCTGGCGGTTGATCCGCCCAGCTTTGCCCAGAATGATGTTTCTCCGCTTGTGTCGTAGAAGCTTGCCGACGATCTCTTCTCTGGGATCGTCAGTAGCTTGAGTGCCGCGTCTGCCTGTGCGGCGGCTGTCACTGCCTCTTGTATGGCGTTCTTTTGCGCCAGGTCTTGCTTGCCGCGTTCCCATTCGAGAACCAGGTTCTTCACCTTCTGGGCTGCGGCTTTCGCGTCCTCCTCTGCTTGCTTGGCTTCGCTTGCAAATTTGCTCCTTCGGTCGGCGCTGTTCTCGATCGCGTACAGTTGATCGGGTGCTCTCAGTACGTTGTCGATCGTTTGCCCTTCACCTTCTGCGATGGTCTTTGCTGTGCTTGCTTGTGTGAGTTGGGTTTGTGCCTGCATTTGCTGAGCCTGAGCCTTCATCAGGTTCGCTTGCATCAGCTTGTTGCCGCCCCCAATTAGTCCACCTGGTTGCTCTTGTTGCACGCTGACTGCTGACGTTGCCGGCGTCGATGCTCCTCCCTGGCTGTAGGCCAGCATTGGGTTCAACCCAGCCTTGAGCATGTCCGCCGTTGCTCTCTGGTAGCTCGTATTGCTCATACGCTCTTCCCAGTCTCGGGCGATTTGTCCCTGCTCGATGTTCTGCTGGTTTGCTTTCTTGGCGCTCGATACTCCTGTGAGGTCGTCCCACACGTTGCCCACAATCCTGAATGGATTGGCCTTCTTGAGTATTTTTCCTGCCCAGCCCATCAGAGTTTGCCCAGGCCTGGCGTGCTGTAGGCCGGCATGAGTCGTCCCACGACGCTGTCATGGAGTATGTCCATGATGATTTGCGCGCTCCACTGTTCGCTCGGCGCTGTTGCCAGGCTTCGCGATAGCGTTTCGTAGGTCTTGTCCTGGATGAACGTGTCATTCAGTGCTGGTTCGCTTCCGAACTCTTCGGCGTAGTGCCACCAGTCCAGGGGCTGCGGTGCTGTGCTCCTGAGTACGCCGGTGATTTCGTTCGGCGTGTATCGATATTCGGCGTTGCGCTCCTGGTATCCCCAGGTGCTGTTGCTGTAGGTGTCGTCCAGGGTCTTGTAGATTTCCCGTGTGTGTACGGCTTGCTCGCCCAGGTTGGCCAGTGTTGGCCAGGCGAAGTCCAGCCGAGTGCTTCTGTTCCAGTGTCGTCGTATTCCCTGTTGGTATGTTGGTGTCGCTCTGACGGCACAAAGCCCGATGATGTATCCATGCTCTGTTGCAGCGTATGTAAAAGTGCGCTTATGTCCTGACGCGTGCATCTCAGCGCCCAGGTTACCGATTGCGCTTGCGTCCAGTCCGGGCTCGGCATCGTAAGCAGCAGTCTGAGCAATCGGATTGACTGTGATAGGAATCTTGCTGCCTCCGAGGTACTCCGGGCGCTGGAGTCTATAGTCGGGGCTCCGTACTCCAAAATGGACCAGAAGGCTTTCGACATACCTGGTTCCTCCTCGTGCGTCCTTCTCCAGGAGCTGCTGCGTTGCTATGGCCAGGCGTAGGCTGTTGATGGTTGCGGCTGTTGCGGTGGTGAGGTCCGCCCACATGTTGCCTGGCGTTGTTCCGGTGAGGTCCGTCCATACACCGATGGCCCCCGCTGTGTTGAGCTGCCTGGTGTCTGTCGCTGCTCCTGGTCCGTAGTTCGGCCGGAAGCTCTCACCACTCAATCCTGTGGTGAATACCGGCGCTGTTGTCCCTAGTGGGATGCTTACTGCTGTGCCTTTCTGTGGCCACGGCAGTGCTCTTGTGAAGTAGTCGCTTCGCTTGTTCACTCTCAGGCATGACTGGTTCCAGGGGTTGCTTCCCTGAACGATGTCCGTCGAGTAATTCGCGGTCCATGCCGTTGTCCAGGTCCACTCCGTTTGTAGGTTCTCGTCTCTGAACCATTCGTTGTAGATTCTGAAGTACGCCCATATGGGCAGGACGTTAAAGCGTGTCGCTGTTGTTGTGTACGTTGCGGGTAGGATTCCGAAGTGATCCAGTACTCCGCCTAGTGTTACCTCGTACACTCCTGGTGCTTGTTGCGGGATGACTGTCGGTATGACCAGGCTCGTGTTATTGCCTGTGATGAAGTCCTCCCATTTCGTGTGTTCCGTCGTGCCTTTCCAGGTGATCCGGTTGGGCACGAAGAAATACCAGGTCTCTAAATCCAGGTCGTCCACGACTGGTGCTATTGGCGTGGCTAGGCGCGCCATGATGCTCTCGGTGTGTTGCCAGGTGTCACCTGGTAGCACTTCCTCACACATGACTGGAACGAGTTGGGACGCGTTGAATGCTTGTTTGCGCGTCTGTTTCATGCGGAATCGGCTCCGCGGTACGTCGCTCTTCGGGATGATTGCGAAGTCATGTTGGCTTGCTGTTCTGTTTCTGCTCATTTCCTTACTCCTTTGCTAAAGGTGCTGTTCATTCTTCTCTTCTCTCTTCTCCGGTTATCCACGGGTTGTCCACTTCTAGTGGGCAACCGGTGGGTAACCCCTCTCGCATCTAGCGAGCGCCCCTGGGCGCACGTCGCTAGATGCTCTTATTCTTCCTTCCTACGCGTGCGCGCGCGTTTTGCGCGCGTGCGTGCGTCTCTTCTTTGGTTTGCTTCTTTGCTTGCTCCTGTCTCTTGGTCTTTATTCTCTGCAGGTCCTCTTCCCTGCCACTTTCTAAAAGCCAGCGGTCGTAGGCTTTTGGGGGTTTTTGCTCCGTTCCATTGATGATTACTCTGTCGTGCTCCAGGAGCTGGTGGCCCCACCTGGTCCACCACTCTTTGCCCAGGTTCTTGCTCATCCTGGCTTTTGGTTGTTGTACGGCGATTAGCTCGCCGGTCTCTTCGTCGATACGAACGTATCGCTGCTTGCTCCTGAGCTTCTTGGTCACATAGCTTGCGGTGTATCGCGCTGTCTCGAATGTCAGCGCCCCGACCTTCACGTCGCCTTTGCCCCAGCACCTGGTCAACTCGAGGTTGATCCATAGCCGGTGCGGCACTTGTTGGCAGATGATGGCGTTCTCTGTGAAGTCGTGTCCGAAGATGCACGCATGATAATGC